CCGAACAATCAACTCGGCGAATTTTTTAGGATCAAAGTTGTCATAAACCACACCCTCTCCACCAAAGTATGCTCCAGCCTTAACTAACAGTTTATCAATTCGTTGGTTCATTCTTCTTCCATTCCAAAATGTTCCAAAATCTGATTAGGAACTTCGTAGTTGCCATCGGCATATCGTTGACCAATGTCGGCGCATTTCTGAACAATCAACAGGGCGAACTTTTCAATATCAAAGTTACCGTAAGGGTTATAACATTCTAGTGCAATTTCTTTAATTCGTTCGTTCATTTGCGTGATTCCTGTATAATGGCTGTGATGCGCTGAAGGATACTACCTTGTAGTGTTCCGTCTTCGGGAGCAAAGTTTTTTTCTAGGTGCGATTGAGCGTACTGAAGTATGTAGCGAATTTCCTTGTCGCTAAAATTCTCCAACATTTTTTCAGTGCGTTTGTTCATTCTTCAACTCCAAACTTGTGTTTAATTTCTTCTACACAATCCCTACGGAAAGCATCTTCAATCTGATCACGATAATCTTTATAGCCTGGCTCTATGCCTTCTATTATGCTGATACATTCCCTCACAATCAACTCGGTGAACTTTTCTAAATCTGTAGGAATGATAACTGCGGTATCAATACCTTGATGTTGCGGATGAGATTCAAATTTGATTTCAGCCTGCTCAATAAGTTGTTTAATTCGGTTGTTCATTTCTTTATGACCTTCAAGGATTTTATTGAGTGTTGTAACACTGCCGACAAGTGGTCTTCCTGATCTTCCTGTGAACCTTTTTTGATGCCCAGGGCAATCTTTTCTTCTTCGGTGAGTTTGCGTAAGGCCTGACGCCGCAATCGAGCTTTTTGCTGTTTGCGTTCTTCTTTCTCACGGGCCAGGCGGTCAGCTTCTTTGTGCTGGCCCCACCACTCACGCACTTCGTCGTTCTTCAACAATAGCACTTCTGAGATACCGTTGCTTTCCAGTTCAGTCATAGCGGAACAGGCAATGCGAGCCAGCATGTCAGCACGATCTTTCATTTCGCGATATTGCCAGGTACTGGTAGGGCTAGAATAACTATCAGATCCGTAATCTCTACAAGGCATGATTAACCCCAATCCTTTTTGTCGCCGTGACGTTCGTTGTAATTGTAGCCTGCGGTATAGGCAGTGATTTCCGCCGCAGTCATTTCGGCCAGTTCCACCCGGGCACTGGTAGACGTTCCATCCACATAGTAATGAGGATTGAATGGTCGGTCATAATAGCTGTCTGCACTGCCACGATCAAACGGGCCGCCATGACGACGATCATAGGCAACACCTTGGAATTCGATAGAATCAACGATCATTTTCAGTCTCCACTTCGCTAAGGTCAAGAAAGTTTAAAAAATTCTTAGCACTGCGTCTAAGATAACTGCGGCCACCATCCACTGCAATTTCTCCGCACTTGCAGGATACATAATCATGTCTGTGGGTGGATTCAATGATGTCCCCGCACAACATGCATTGTGCTCGATTGTGTATAATTTTTTCCATAATCAATATTGGTTAAGAGAGGGATGGAGTTCTGCAATCAATTCACGCTCACGTGCATGAGCAGGCTTACGTCCACGTACAATGTCTACCACTTCCATTTCGAATGCTTCAGCACCGTGCTCACGGATGTTGCGGCACAGAGTCCAATCTTTGTTTTCAGTCAACGCACGACGAACATGTTTTTGGAAGCGAACTTTGATAGCTTTCTTGAGCTGTTGAGCGCAAACCGTGATACCCAAATAGAACTCGCCCGTTTGGGTGTTCATCATCATGTATACGGCGTGCTTGCGGTCTTGGCGTGCTTTACGTTTCATCATAATAGTATTATAACAAAATGGTGAGTTTCGAGCAACCAAAAAATGCCTGTTTTTTAAGCAAAAAACATCTATTTTTGTTGTATTTTTACAACAAACCTGTCAACTTGACAAGAGTTGTGCTAATTCCGTGTGCAATTGGTCCACTTCTTCCCGGGGCACGTAGAAATCTGTAGTACTATCGTAGTACTCGCCCGCTTTGGGATCGTAGTACAAAACTCTACCGTTAGCAAAATAAAAAGGACCTTCCAGCCCTTTGATGGGCTGAAAACGACTGTCGCGTTGTCCAAGAACTTTAAAACCCATGATAGTTTACTTTCGTAAAAATGCTATTATACTACGGATTGGCGAGTTTTGTCAACCAAAATATCGTTTGAAACAATATAACCACCGTGTATTTGTTTATACATTTCTGCCACAGCCTTGACATAAAATTGCAAAATTTTGCCGTTTTTTGTAATCAGTGTGTATTGCATCATGTCATTATTATAACAAAATTGGGAGTTTTGAGCAACCGTTATTTGATGTGTATTTTGTTCTTATTTTTACTAAATTCTCGACCCATATAGTACTTGATCATTTTTTGATTTATGCAGTGTGGCAAGTCTATGTAAGGTTCTTCTACTACAAATTGGTAGGGACAGTCAACCCAACTAGCACTTTGCAAATATCGATAATAAGCTGATCGATGTTTTTGATTAGCTGCATCAAATATCGTGTGAGGCCGACTTGTCATGAATGTTTTTAGCATATTAATGAAGTGTTCTTGATTCTAAGTTATTGACGTTAAGCAGTTTAAAAATCTTCGAGATGTTTTCTGGCAAGTTAGAATCCTTATAAATTTCGGGCATTAAAAATGTTTTTAAATTTCCATCTTCAGTTAAAATTAAAACAAAATCGTTTTCACCGATACTGTCAATAAATTCTTCCTCGGTGAGATCTTCTATGTCGTTAGGTAAAGACTGTGTCATGATACTGCTGCTCCAATTTTTTTAAGTATCGATTTGTTAAGCGAACAAATTTTAATACCACTGGGTCGGTTTTATCAAATAAACTTATATAAGTTTTGTAAAGTCTTGCGTGTTCTATTGTATTTTTTTTAGATTTTGGATTCAGCACAGAGTCTGTTATTAAATTAGCTGCTGCTGTAAATGCATAAGCATCTATTTCGTCAGAGTCTCCGTAATATTCTTGTTGTTCTCTAATGTTCGGTCTAAGACTTGTGCCTTTGTAGGCTCGGCACCAGTTAAAATTTCTGCGTCTGAATTGATTAAGATGCATATATTCGTGACCGAGAATAAGAGAAAAATTAATACAAAACTCACTCCAGTGATTCCTGCTGAAATCGCTTTCGTTAAAGTAATAAAAATCCTTACGCTTGGGAAATCCTATTTCTATTTCAATGGGGGGCTCGCCATCTGCATCTTTTTCTGGATCATAGAGTCCAGCAATTTCAAAATTATTTGATATCACTGTTGATGTCTTATTAGATATAATTATACAATCTTTATAAGGGATTGCATATCGTATTTTTCGAATAATAGTATTATGATCAACTACTTTATCGACCATTGGATCATATATATCATATAGTCTTTTAAGTAGTTGAAAATAATTCATTTTATTTAAACAGTATAAATGCCATTAAAACTGATTGTGCAATAAAGCCTGCGCCAATGGTAACAATATTTAACTGATCTTTCAAAAGAATAGCTCGTGCAAACAGTAATACTAATCCAGCCCATATAAACAAAATCACATCTACACTAGGTAATTTGTCTGTCAGACCGGCCATTAAAGCTAATATACTAGGGACAGTGGCACAATGTAACACAATTGCGGCTAACCACCCTAAGGTATTAGCTGTCAGTTTTTTAAGATGATCAATAAAGAATTTTTTAATCAATACCAAAAATCGTAAAAATTTAATGTTTGAGATTTGCATCGTTAACCTTTATAAAAAATGTGTCGACCAATTTTGATAATTTTTTCTTTCCTCCAGCCGGGATTAACATAGTCAGCATGATAATATATCGCCGAAGTTAGTCCAGGCAGTCTGAAATTTTCCAGTAAAACTTTTTTGGCTACTTCTTCACTTTCTGCATACAACTTGGGATGTATGGGTTTAAACTTGTGTGTACTTTCACAAGCCCAACTAAATTGGCATACGACCTTTTCATAAAATACATTTTTCTGAAAGACCACACCACACACTCCATTGCCAAAATTTCCAGCTGCCACTCTGTTCATGGTAACTTGAGCTACAGCAACTTTTCCTTCGAAAGGTTCCGAGGCCGCTTCCCAGTAAATATTTCTGGTCAAGCAGTCTAATTGCTTAGTTCTTTCAGCCGCAGTTATTTGTACAGAATCACCTGTAAATAGATTGCTACGTAAATATTCTAATTTTTGTTTAGTTATAGATGTAATAAAAAATATAACTAAACATAATCCTAACATCAATAAGGCAAACTGTAATACCTTTATCATGCTGTCATAGTAGCGATTTGATATAGCAGACGCCATATTACTTTCTCCTTTTTTAGACAGTGCAGTTTTATATACCAACACTAAACTGACATAAACTGCTAACTTAACTAGTTAACAACTGTTATTATAGCATTTTTTTGATAAAAAACAAGTAATTTGGTTTATACTGCACCAGTTATTCGAACACCGATGGTGCTAAGAATGTCGTTATTTTTATTTTGATTTAACAAAGATTTAACAATGTCGCCGGCTTGATTTGGCTGGCACATACCAAACAACAAATAGTCAGTTCCTAAGCTTTGACTGTCTGCTGCGTAACTTGGTAAACTATTTACAAAGCCATAAATCAATGAATTGTCATTGAACGACCCTGCTGTAATATTGGCTTTATTATAGTTCACAACTTCGTAGTAAGTAAACTGGCAAAGCTCTGACCAATTTTTATTTATTTTATCTACTATGGCGCTGGTCTGTGGATCAGTGGCCGCTGCATTTAATATATTAAAATAATTATTAACAGCAGTATCATAATTAGTCCTAGCAGCGAGGTCAACTGGCGGCGGTGTTGAATCCTCTGATGTAATTACCGGTGTACTTGATAAAATCGAATAAGTTTTACTGACAGCAGTCAATGCAGCCCTAATTTGATTACCATAACTGGTTTTATTTAGTTGATCTATTGCTTGGTTGACTGCGGTTATCTGGCTGATCAAATATCCCGAAGCCATTCCTATTACATTTAAGATTGATACTGGTCCGCTATTTGGGCCAGTGGGCAAGAAAGATCGTAGCCCATCTATTATTGCAGCAGGCAATAAACTAGTAGGAGTGGACAATGATTCCACACTGGCAGGAACCTGCGCCAAAACTTGATCTATTACGGTCAGTAATTCTTGACCGTTTGCCACTGTTAACCCAGGAGCTCTTTGATACAAATCTAACCCGAATGCTTGAAAGTTTGCAAATACACTATCATTATTTCCACCCGAAACTCGTTCAATGCTAGTATAGTCTAAAGGACTTCTAAGGTTAGGTATAGTACTTCCCAACACTGTTTGAATTATTACTAAGTCTCCAGCACCTGTAATAGATTCTAGTGCCAGCGTTATATCTTGAGTGTATAAATCATCATAGATGTTTGAAAAATTTACATCAGCTGCTATCAATTTTGTCGATAAATCACCAATGGCCCCAAGCCCTTTATCCAGTAGATGTTTTGCCACAGAATTTGCAGTTCCGAAATAACCATTTTTAATTTCTGTTATCATAGTGCCAATATTACCTATGGCAGCTCTCAGTGAATTTCCCACCCCGTAGTTACTAAATCCTTGTGTTAAAAATTCTTGATAGTTCTTCGCACCGTAATATCCTAAATTGTTTTCTTGTGAATTTTTTAATGCAGCCAAATATTCATTGCTAGTAGTGACCCAACCTAGAATTTGATTGAAACTATTAATAAACGCATAGTTATCAAAAAAGTTACTGCCAGACAATCTAGTAAGTTGCAAATCCACATAGTATAACGCATTGCCCTGCAATTCTGGAATCGATGAAGGCATAACTGCCGTTATTGCCGGAATAGCAGAGTCTGCCCCAAAAGTGGCGCTGGCTGGATTTTTCCAATATTCTCTGAAGTAACCTGTTAGGTATGGAATTTGAACAGTTAACTCTTCCAAGCCCTCAAAGGTCTGTACAAAGCCCAAGGATTTAAATTTAGGAGCACCAGGATTTATTTGCATGGCAACTAAATTTCCTTGAGCACTCAATGTTCCTTGATACAGGCCACTGACTGAAGGTACATTATTATACTGAGGCATCTCTACGTTATAAACGTAGTTGTTGTCAGTGCTGCCAGCCTGGCCAGCTGGTATGGTTGGCCCTGGGCTTGTTGTGTTACCTGTATCTAAAGACATTATCCTATCCCCGATGTGCTAGCAGAAACATTTGTACCATACGTGGCAGTTACATTTGTTACTATGTCTGGTTGACGATCAACTCCGTTGTTGGGAGTAGGATCTTGGCTGGTCAAACCGCCTGTTCCCCATGGGCCACCAGCACCGTTTGCGGCGCTGCCGCCCCTGACTAAAATTCCATCAAAACTCCAACTGTTTGGCAGTAAATCTTGTTTGGTTCCTGCATAAACATATTCATATCTATCAGTTTCATCGGGTCCACAATCTGCTGCTCGTCTTTGTACATAAACATCGTCACCTTTTAGCACTACTGCAATTCCAGGAACAGATACCATTTCGGGAGTAATTAATCCACTACTAGCAAAAGTAGTCATTTGTCTTAAAAATTCCTGATTTACAAAAAAAGGAATTTGCTGCCCTTGATCCATGTAGTATGCCGCAGCTAATTGCAATGGACTTAGGTTGGCTATTGTAATTTGCGGACTATTATTTAAATATTGTCTAGGAATGGCCATGTTTATTAATTATACTGTAATTGTCGGTGATTCAGTTCTTACTGTTAAGGTATTTGTTGCTATCTGAGAAGGCGAAGTAGCAGTAGCGTCAATTGTAGTGCGACTAGGACTTGCAGGCGGGGAAGAAGTTCTGACAGTGTTATCTACTACGTAAGACCCCCAGGCAGAAGTAACCACCGAACTAGCGGCCGACTTAGCTGCGCCCACTGCAATGTCTCCTATAATTCCCCCACCTAAGGCAGTTTTTATTGTATCAGTAACAGTGCCTACCGAATCGGCAATAGAAGTGAGAGGTTCAGTGAAAGCACTGAAGCTGTCAGCCAATTGACTAAATGAATCAGTGAAACCAGAAACTGCAGTTTGTTCAGCTACACTGGCAAATCCATCTCCTACAGCATCAGTTAATGCGTCATTGATTGCAGTTTGCTCAGCAGTGCTGGCTAATCCGCCGCCTACTGCATCAGCACCGCCTTCTGCGGGGGTAAAGCTGCCTTGTAGGCCTGCACCTAAAATGGCGCCGGCAATACCAAATCCGCCGCCTACAATAAAAACATCGCTACTGCCTGTAGTGGGTTTGTGCCCGCATATACCCAAACCACCTTTGGTAATCGGAGTTTGTCCTTCTATGGTAACGCCTGCAGGGTTGTCGAATATAAATCCAAAACAATGTATAAACGTCTTAGGAGTACAACCGTAATGGGGTGTGTATATGGCACCGAATAATGCCACTGGTCTACCATTACTGTCACAGATGAACTTGCTGGGGCTGTAACAATACCGCCATATCCAAACATATCACCTTGTCTCACTACCGACATAAAAGTCCTTAAACTACAATGGGACCTTTACTTACCGTTTGAATTCCAGTTGTGGTTTGTAGGTAATGGTCCTCGAGCTGTTTGATTACCGGAGAGTGCATCATTACGTGCTCCTTTTTAAGCTCTACATCCTTATTTATATCACCAGCAAACAGGCTTTGCATCAGACCCAGTCCTTGTGGGCTGGGAATAACTGTACAGGGCCTGTTTACAGTCCATCCCATCAAATGAGACTCTAATACTTTGGCAACTACTTCGTCGCCGTTGACTAATTTAAAACAAGCAATATCGCCGCTGTTATAACTTTTATTCTGTAACACTTAATTTTTCCTTTAATTGATCTTCAGTTAATTTTGATAGGCCTTGAAAGCCTCCTTGTACAAATAATTTTCCACCTAAATAAATTTGTGGCACGGTTCGGTGACCTTCATTTAATACAAATTCTTTTGCAGTCGAGTCTTCGTCGATTTTTACTTCAGTAAATGGAATGTTTTTTAACGTTAGTAAATTTTTTGCCTGTACACAAAAAGGGCAGTTATTTTTAGAATAGACAGTGAGCATTATAATGTAAATCCTTTGAAAGTAGATTGATCGACGTCTTGCTTAGTTCCGCCGATCACATAGCTACTTATCTCGGTTTCCTGCGGTGCCACTTGAACTTCGGCTCCGGCAATCCACTTAGCGGTCCATGGCAAAGGATTGCTACCTGGTTTAATTCCACAGTCTAGTCCCACTGCTGTCATACGTTTACAAGTTAACCAGTCAACATATTGGCATAACAGTTGTGTATTAAGACCGATCATCGATCCGTCTTTAAACAAATATTCTGCCCAAGTTTTTTCTTGCTCGGCTGCACTCAAAAACATTCGTTCACATTCTTCTTTAGTTTCTACTTTAAGTAGAGCATAGTCCGGATCATCTTGTGGTAACAACTTAAGCAAAGTCTGTGTGCTGCCAAGATGGATGTTTTCATCCCTGGCAATCAGTTTAATAGTTTTAGCATTGCCTTCCATCTTCTTTAGTTCAGCAAAAGCCCACGAGCAGGCAAAGCTGACATAAAATCTTATGCCTTCTAGTGCATTAACGGAATTTAAACACAACCACAATTTTTTCTTTAATTCATAAAGATCGACAATGATTTCCTTACCGTTAACAGTGTGATTGCCTACTCCTAATGTTTGATACCATAAGCTAGCTTCTATTAAGTCATCATAATAACGACTAATGTCTTTGGCACAATTAACTATAGGTTCAATGGTTAATATTTCATCAAAAACTTCACTGGGGTTACTGAACACATTTCTAATAATGTGAGTATAGCTACGACTGTGAATAGTTTCATTGAATGCCCATGTCTCGATCCATGTTTCTAATTCAGGAATTGTAGCCAAAGGTAGTAAAGCCAAATTCGGACTGCGGCCTTGAACACTGTCTAATAGAATTTGACGTTTTAAATTACTAGTAAAGATATGTTGTTCAAAATCTGTTAACTCTTTAAAATCTTTGGCATCGCGCAACAGATCAACTTCTTCTGGCCGCCAAAAAAATCCTAGTTGTTTGTCGGTGAGTTTGTCAAACTGACGATATTTTAAAGTTTCGTAACGTTGAACGTTGACTGGACCGTTCGGATCTAGAAATGCCAACGCTTTGGTATGACTACCTTTATTATTAATATTAAAAACGCTCATTTTAGATTTAGACCTTTATTTTACTAATTTAGCAGGTTTGGCCAGTGGATCGGGTGCAGCCACTGGATGCTTTGCACAGGCTGCTTTATTGCCCTGGCCTGCTTCTGTTAAAAACTCTGTGCCTTTGGCAATTTGACCAATTGGGCAACTGCAAGTGGCCGTAACAGTTCCGTTGGTCGGATCTTTATCGTACTTACACATCATACCCCAACAGTTAGTTGACCCTTCGGCAATAGCACCAGGACAACTTTGAATTTTTGCTTTAGTGGCGCTGGGCGGGGTTCTTGCGAAATTATTAGCTTCCTGTGGATAATGAAATCCTTCAACTAATCTTGGTGCAAATAAACTCCAAACTTGTGTTGTTGGATCGTCGACGCTACAACTACCTTTCATGACACCTGCGCTTAAATCGGCAATACTGGGTCCTTCTAATACCGGACATTTACATACCACTTCAGGATAGGTAACACCGTTGTTAGTTGTAATTGTTTTACCTGTTTTAGTACAAGTGCTGGCTGCACACAACGCAAACTTACCTTGGCAAACAGTAAGTGTCGGTTGCTGTGCAAATGCAGACAGAG